TAATATTACTGCGTAGTAATTAAATTTTATTAATTAAGTGTGGGCTTCGGCCCACACACAATTTAACAGGAGAAAAATTATGTCAGGCGGCGGATCATTTTCAAGCGACCAAACAACCCTTAACTTTGCAACAATAGGCGCAGCTACTTTATCTAGAGCAGGTAGAGCTAGAATTACTTCTATCCAAGGATTAGGAATAGCGAATTCTACTTTACTTATTTATGATGCAGCAACTGCATTAACAGCGGCGGCAGGTAATTTAAAAGCTACTTATAAATTTGGAACAGAAGGACTAGAAGTTTATGTTCCAGGTTCTGGAATTTTATTTAAAGATGGAATTGTATATAATTTAGCTGGAGCAGGCGGAAGTGTTACATTAACAATTACCGGAGCGTAATATTAAATGGCGACTATTACTTACACAGTTACGGTTGCAACTGGAACTAATGCTTTTAGTGCGACCAACCCAAAATTTTTCATTGATAGTATAGTAAGTCCTGTTCTTTATTTACAAGAAGGAAATACTTATATTTTTGATCAATCCGACACAAGTAATAATACCTATGCATTAGTTTTATCTTCTACTAAGGACGGTGTACATGCAACACCTGCCGGTACGGCTTACCTACAAGGTGTAACTACTGTTGGAACTGCAGGAACTGCAGGAGCATATACACAAATTATCGTCGCTCCGGTAAGAACTGTCGGCGCTCCAGTATTATTTTATTATGCTGTGGGACAAGTGGGTATGGGTAATACAGCACAAACTATTGCACCTACTTCAGAAACTACAGAATTTAATCCACAAATAGATGAAATTATAGAAGAAGCTTATGAAAGAACAGGCGCTCGTGGAGCGAGAACTGGTTATCAATTAAGATCTGCAAGACGTTCATTAAATATTTTATTTCAAGAATGGGAAAATAGAGGTGTTCATTTATGGAAAGTAAAACTTGCTAAAGTACCTTTAGTATTAGGTCAAGCAGAATATAATTATGCAAGTGATCCTGTAAATTTTCCAAATGATTTAAGTCAAGTTTTAGAAGCTTATTATAGAAATAACTCAACTACAACTACCCCACAAGATGTTGCGTTGACTTCACGTAGTAGATCGCAATATAATGCGGTACCTAATAAGTTAGTACAAGGCACACCTTCACAATTTTATACAGAGAGAAAAATAAATCCAAGTATATTTTTGTATGCTACACCAAGTGCAAGTGTTTCAAGTACAACAACACCATCAAGCTTTCAATTTTGTTTTTACTATGTAGCAAGAATTCAAGACGTAGGTTCTTATAATTATACGTCAGATGTAGTTAATAGATTTTATCCATGTATGATGTCAGGATTAGCATATTATTTAAGTCAAAAATTTTCTCCAGAAATGAGTGGGGAATTAGAGAGAAGATATGAAAGTGAAATGTTAAGAGCTTTGGATGCAGACAATCAAGGAACATCTACATTTATTTCACCACAAACCTTTTATGGAGATGGAGTATAATGGGAGTTTTTGCTAGAGGTAAAAATGCATTAGCTATTTCAGATAGATCTGGATTAAGATTTCCATATATAGAAATGGTTAGAGAATGGAATGGTTCTTTAGTTCATTTTTCTGAATTTGAAGCTAAACAACCACAACTTAGTCCAAAACCTGTTGGTTCTGATCCACAAGCTTTATATAATCCTAGAGTTCAAAGAGCTTCAACAGCTGGTTTAATTTTATTAAACCCAAATCCTTTTGAAATAATTATTTCAGGTGGAATAACTTTTGTAAATGTTTTTTCACAAGAACATCAAAGAGCAACTGGCGATATTGTAAGATTAAGAGGACCAGTAACTTCTAATCCAAATCCTGGAGCAGGTGGACCTGATACTTATAATTTACAATATTTTACACCTATTCTAACTCTTTTTAATGTAAGTGATATTGATAATGCAAATGGATTTACAATTACAGTTGGACAAAAACAAGCAGATGGAACTGTTGTAACATCAGCGGGTACTTTAGCCGATCCAGAAAATTATTTCTTTTTTACTAGTGTAGATAATGCTAATACAAGTAATAGAAGTGGTGGTGGATTTAATTGTTCCGCAGGACCAGTAACATTGGAGGCATTATAATATGGCATATACTTTAGCAAATTTACAAGAAGATGTTAGAAATTATACAGAAGTACAAGCTCCTGTTTTTTCTGATGCTATTATAAACAATTTTATTGTCAATGCTGAAAACAATATTTTAAGATCAGTTAATACAGATCAAAATGCTTTTTATGCAACATCTTCTCTTATTGTCGGTAATAGGTATGTAACTATTCCTTTAGATTTAAGATCTATTAGATATGTTCAATTAACAGATTCTAATGGAAATCAGTATTATTTAGAGCAAAGAGATACAAGTTTTATGGCGGAGTATTACTCTACACCAGACACTTCTGCGGTTGATATACCTAAGTATTATGCAAATTGGGATGAAACTTATTGGCTTGTAGCCCCTACTCCTGATAAAACCTATTCTATTACAATGGCTTATAATAAAGAACCAGGAAGTCTCACTAGTACTACCTTACCAACTGTAGGGTCACCTTATAGTACTACAGGAACTTATTTATCAAATAAGTATCAAGATTTACTTTTATATGGTACACTAGTTAATGCATATGGGTACTTGAAAGGTCCCGCAGATATGATACAATATTACCAAGGGCAATATAAAAATGCTCTTGAATCGTATGGGGTCGAACAGATTGGCCAAAGACGCAGAGATGAATATCAAGATGGAGTTGTTCGTCTTCCTTTACAATCAAAACCACCATCAAGTAATAATTAAATAGGAGAAAAAAAATATGGCAAACGTAGTACCTTTCGCATTTCCAGTAGAACTTTTAAAAGGGTCTCATGATTTTGCGAATGATAATTATAATTTAGCATTATACACTGCTAACCCGTACACAGATGAGGCAGGAGCACAAGCCGCAACAGTTTATTCAGCTACTTCTGAAGTAAGTGCCAGTGGTGGTAGTCAATACACTGCACGTGGAAATTTATTAACAGGTAACGCAGTTTCAAATGTAAACGATGTTGCAACTGTTGATTTTACAAATACTGCTTGGGGAACTGTAACTCCAGCAACTTTTAGCGCAGCATTTGGATTAATATTTAATGTTACAGACGGAGATAAATTGGTAGTATTATTAGATTTTGGTGGAACTAAATCGTGTTCGAATGGAACTTTTACAATTACATTCCCAAGCCCAACGGCTGGAGCACCATCAGGTTCTGATGCATTATTAAGTATAACTTCGTAAGGAGATTAAAATAAATGGCGTTAGTAATAAACGACAGAGTAAAAGAAATTAGTACTACAACTGGTACTGGTACACTTACTCTCGGTGGAGCACAAACTGGTTTTGAAACTTTTTCAGCTGGTATTGGTGCAAGTAATACTACTTACTATGCTATTTATAATCAAGATACAAATGAATGGGAAGTTGGTTTAGGAACACTTAATGCAGGTGCAACAACTTTAGCTAGAACAACAGTTATTACAAGTTCTAATTCAGATAATCTTGTTGACTTTACAAGTGGAACTAAAGATGTATTTTGTACTTTACCTGCAAGCAAAGCAGTTTATTTAGATGCAGACGGTAAAGCAGTTGGAGTTGAGGGTGGAAATATTGAAACCCTTGGAGATACTTTTAGTAATTATAATGATATAAATACTAATACAACAACAACACTAGTAGCAACTAAAAATGCATTTTTAGCTGGAATAATAACTATTAGTGCTAGTGCAGTATGGACAATTGGCGGTACAGGAACGTTAACTATTATTTAAAAATAACAATAAAAAACAGTTTGTTTTTTATAATAAACAGGGATATAATAAAATTATGGCAAGTCAAATAAAAGTAGATGAAATCGCAGGAGCAGCAGGAAGTATAGTAACTATTCCAGTTGGTCAAACACTAGATGTTCTAGGAACATTAGATATAGATGCAGGTACATTAGTTTTACCAGCAAATGTTGTATTAACAGCAGCCACACAAACTTTAACAAACAAAACATTAACATTACCAATATTAGCTTCAGTTTCAAACAGTGGAACAATTACTATTCCATCTGGAACGGATACATTAGTAGCCAGAGCAACTACAGATACTCTTACTAATAAAACTTTAACAAGCCCTGCAATTGGTACATCTATTTTAGATACCAATGGAAACGAATTAGTTTTACTAACAGCAACGGGTTCAGCAGTAAATGAAATTACAATAGCAAACGCTATATCAACAGCAAAGCCTGTTATTTCAGCAACAGGAACTGATACAAATATTGGAATTTCTATTCAACCTAAAGGTACGGGAACAGTAACTTTAGACCAATTAACTTTTCCAACAACTACAGGAAATACAGATCAAATTTTAACAAGTAATGGCGCAGGTGTTTTATCTTTCGTAGATAACTCAGGTGGTACTTCTTGGCAAGCAGTCCAAACTACAGGTTTTACAGCAGTAGCTGGAGAGGGATATTTTTGTAATACAACATCAGCAGCATTTACAGCAACATTACCAGCAGGTACTTTAGGTGATGAAGTTTCATTAGTAGATTACGCAGGCACATTTGATACAAACAATTTAACAGTAGCACCAAATGGCTCAGAAAAAATACAAGGAGTAGCCGCAAGTTTAACAGTTTCAATAGAGAGAGCTGGTTTAACTCTAGTATATACTGATGCTACACAAGGCTGGCTGCTAAAGGATAAATAATCCATGGCTACTTATAAAGGTATAAAAGGCTTTAAAGTAGATAGTCTTACTTCAGACCCAACTACAACAGGTTCAGTTGGACAATTTTATTATAACTCTACAAGCAATGCTTTTAAATATGTACAACCTGGCGGAATTGCGGCAGGAACATGGGCATCAAGTAGTAATTTAAATATAGGTAGATCAAGTATTTTACCATCACAAGCAGGAGCTCAAACAGCGGCAATGGCTGGTTCAGGAGGACTTCCAACAAGTAGTTCAAATAGTGCAGAACAATATGATGGTACATCTTGGGCAGCAGTAAATAATGTTAATAATGCAAGACAAGCTGGTGGTGGAGCAGGTACTTCAACAGCTACATTAATTTTTGGAGGTAATAGTCCAGCTGTTGATACAGAATCTTTTGATGGAACAAATTGGTCAGAGCTGTCAGAATTAAACACAAACGTATCATCTGTAAGAGGAACAGGTACTCAAACTGCTGCAATATGTGTTGGTGGTACTAGCAGTAATAGAACAGAACTATGGAATGGTGCATCTTGGACTGAAGAAGCAGGAAATTTAAACACAGCAAGAGCAGCTGTACAATGTTTTGGTACTTCAAGTGCAGCTATATCTGCTGGGGGTAGTCCTAATCAAACCATTACTGAAAGTTGGGACGGAACATCATGGACCAATGTTGCAAGTTTAAATACAGGTAAAAGTGATGGAGGAGCAGCAGGAATACAAACTCTAGGAATAGTATTTAAACTTGGTACTAATGAAGCATGGGATGGTACATCTTGGACTGAAGTTAATAATTTAGGAGTATCTAGAGAAGGTATAAGTGGGTGTGGTACTCAAACAGCAGCAGTAGCTTTTGGTGGCTCTCCTGGACCATCTGCATCAGGTCTTGCAACAGAAGAATGGACAGTTCCGGATATAGTAATAAAGACCGTGACAACAAGTTAAAAGTAATTTATAACAACAATAACAAGGAGAAAACTATGGCAAATAAATATTGTACAGCGAATAACTGGGGAAAGGATTTTTTCACTCACGAAGAGAGAACTAATTTTTATCTATCTGGTCAACCTGGAAATGTTTGGGTTGTAGGCGATAATACTCATGGTGATGCATGGATAGCTAAAGTTTCAGGTGTTTCTAAAACACAAGTTGAAGCACAAGCTATTGTAGATGCAGAAATTGCAACAGCGCAAGCTGCTTGGGATGCTGAATCAGATGATTATAAAGCTTTACATTCAAGACCTACAGATATCACATTACCGTAGTAAATTTTTATGACAGTTTATAAAGGCATAAAAGGTTTTAACGTTCAGAGTTTAACTACTGATCCTGTGGCTACAGGTGGAGCATGGTCTGAATCTGCAGATTTACCTGCTGCTAGACACAATGCAGGTGGAGTTGGAACAGCAACTGACGCTTTACATTTTGGTGGTCTTCCTACCTCTGCTTTAACTTTTTCTTTTAATGGGACAGCTTGGACATCTGGTGGCAGTATGGCATCTAATGATCATGCAATGGCTTCTTTTGGAATAACAACTGCCGCAGTTTCAGCTACAGGAGAAAGTGGTGTATCTTCTACAGATACCACAGAAGAATATGATGGAACATCTTGGGGTTCAGGTGGTAATGTAAGTACTGCTAGAACACAAGCCGCAGGTTTTGGAACTTTAACAGTAGGAGCAATAGCAGGTGGTTTTACAGGTAGTCCTTCAATTGCTACAGAAGAATATAATGGTACTTCTTGGACAGCGGGTGGTGATTTAACTGTTGGTAGTTATGGAGGTGCGGCAGGTGGAACTCAAACAGCAGGTATATTTGCATTAGGTCAAACTGCTCCTGGAACAACAAATTCAGTCCATTATTATAATGGCACAGCATGGACTGCTCAATCAGGAACAGCAAACTTAGCAAGAGCTGGTATGAACTCAACTGGAGCAGGAACACAAACAGATTTTGGAATATATGGTGGTGGAAATCCAACTACAAATTCAACAGAATTTTGGGATGGTACTAGTTTTTCAACAGCAAGTAATCTACCATCAGCTAGATCATCTATGTCAGTAGGAAAATCAGGTACATCAACATCTGCTATTATTTTTGGTGGTTCTGCACCGCCTTCTATAGCTACAACAAATATATATTCAGTTGGAGGAATAGGAGACACAATTAAAAACGAAGGACAAGTTTATTACAACACAACAACAAATTTATTAAAATTAACAAAAACAGTTTATGGTACTGGTGCTTGGGCATCAGGTGGAGCTTTAAATGTTGCAAAAAGATCAGGAAGTTTGGGAGCAGATACTAATGCTGCTGCAACATATGCTGGAGGTACAAATCCATCAGGAACTTTAGCAACAACAGAACTTTACGATGGTACTTCTTGGACATCAAGTCCTCAAGTTTTAAATGAAGTAAGATCAGCACAAGGAACAATCGGATCATCAACTTCAATGTTAGTTGTAACTGGTCTTAATGCTACAGCAATTACAGTTAATGTAGAAGAATGGGATGGTTCTAACTGGACAGAAAAAGCAAATGTTAATACAGGTAGATATGAGGGAGTTGGTGGTTCAGGAACTTCAACTTCAGGAATGATTTTTGGAGGTCAAGTACCTGCTCAATCAGCATTAACAGAAATTTACAATGGTACTGGTTGGACTGAAGTATCACCTTTAAACACAGCTAGATCAAGAGTAGGAGCATCAACTAAAGGCACAATAACTGCAACTTTATGTTTTGGTGGTCAACCAAATAGAGCAATCACAGAAGAATGGAATGGTTCAACATGGAGTGAAGTAGCTGATCTTAATACTGGCAGACAAGAATTAGGTGGAGCAGGAATATCAACAGATGCTTTAGCTTATGCAGGATATTCAGGTTCAGATTCAGCATTAACAGAATCATGGGACGGAACATCATGGACAGAGGTTGCTGATATGGCGACAGCTAGAAGACATGGTACTACAGGAAGTGGTAGTGCTCAAAGTGCAATTCAAGCAAGTGGAGAAACTACTGTTGTATTAGCGAACACAGAAGAATGGAATGTTCCAGCAACAGTAACTAATTTAACGGTAGCAAGCTCATAATGACAACATACAAAGGTATAAACGGATTTGGAATCCAATATTTAGATAGCGATCCAGCTACTCCTAACATAGGAGAAGTTTGGTATAATAATACATCTAAAGCTTTAAAAGGTACTACGGCTGGCGGAGCAGCAGCAGGTACATGGAGTTCAGGTGGTAATTTAAATGTAGCAGTAGCAAATTCAGGTGGAGCAGGTACACAAAGTGCGGCTCTTAATTTTGGTGGTGTACCTAATGTAACAACTTCAGAATCTTATGATGGCACATCTTGGACAGAAACAAATGATTTAAATACTGGAAGATCAGAACTTGCTGGTTCAGGTTTGCAAACAGCGGCAATAACTACAGGAGGTTATACAGGTAGTCCTTCAGGTGTGACTAATACAGAAGAATACAATGGTACTTCTTGGACTGCTGGTGGAGCTTTAGGAACAGGAAGAAGAAGACCAGGAATAGCAGGTAATTCAAGTGCCGCTATAGCTTTCGCAGGTAATAATGGTTCTTATTTAAATAATGCAGAAAATTATGATGGAAGTTCTTGGACAGATGCTCCTACTTTAAATACTGCTAGATCAGGTGTAGGAAGTGCAGGAACTGCAACTGCCGCTTTATGTATATCAGGTC